CTTTTTTTTGCGCCTTCAGGATCTGCTTTATCACGTTCAGCTTGCTTTCTATCATTTGCTTTTGCAATAGCTGCGTAATGAGCAGGATCCTCATTCACTTTTTCTTCTTTTTGATCTGCAATTGCGTTTGCAGTATCTTTTTTCATAGTGACCGGATGAGTCTTTCCACCGAAATTAAAAGATTTCTTACCGGATTTTGCGGCTGCAGCTGCAGCTCCATGGAAAGCAGTTCTTTCATTTTGAGGAATGTCTTCTGGTATATGATACTTTGTTGATTCATCAACTCCTTGAGCCATATTTTCTAGTGCGGCCCGAACACCATATATAGTTTTTTTATATGAATTATGCATCTGTTTTACTCCTACATCCAGATATTACTAGCAATTGCAGCCGTAGCGGCCATAATTACTACCCAGAACAGTTTATTTATCAGTTGGACCGTCCTAGTGTTTTCCGCGGCTTGAGCCGCGATATCGTCTATCTTTCCAGATAATCTATTTAATCGCTCAGTTTGATGCGACTGCATTTCTGCAATCGATGAAATTCTTTCTTCTGCTCGAGCTAGTGATATCATTGCTTCAGCAAGTTTATCAATTTTTTCTTCAATACGATCTAGTCGTTGTGCCGTAGTGTTTGCCATCTTAATATTTTGCCTTTGTTTTATTTCCATTAGTTGTCAACAGGGGCTGAAGCCCTCCATTGATAACAAGACCAGTACCGTGCCTTATATTTTGGCCCGGGATTATCACAATTATGTCTGGCTCTAAAAGACTTACGTCTTGCTGGATCATCGCGTTTTATACTCATATTTGGATCGCCAAATCTTACCACTACTACGTTACCTTTTTCGCCTTTAACATAGACTTTAAATTTTTTATTCGGGTTTTCAGAAGTACGAATAGGATCGTTCAATGTAACTTTTTTTCCTTTGAACTCAGCTTCTTCAAGTTCAAGATCATTGTACATACTTTCACAAATATTATCAATCTCGTCTTCACGAAACTCTTTAAATTTATCCAAACTCATAAGCAGCGATCCTTCTCATTTGACTATTGAATTCACCCTGATTTGGTTTTTTCTTATATAGTTTTTTAGTCAAAGAACTATTCTTTTTTCCTTTGATTCTCCACTCATAACCTTTTTCTTTATGTTCAGGGTCTGTGGTTTTTACAAGCCGACGTTTATATTGTGCTTCAAAAGACTCAGGACCTTTCGGCGCATCAGTTGAACCTTTCTTTCCTTCTTGAAAATCTTTAAATTTTATCACGATTTCCTCTTTGGTTGTTTTGCCATAAGTGAAGCTAATTTTCCAAGAGTGCTCTTATCTTTTGGTGTAATTAAAGCTTTCTTTTGATCTCTTTGAGTTTTAACCATAGCTTTACCATATCCAATAGTTGATTCTGCAGATTTTTTTCTTACCGGTACCATTCGAACTCTTACTTTACCATCTGGACCTGTAACATTTTCAGGTTTTCTATCAGCTGATGTTGTGTATGCTTCTTTTTTCATAAGCTTTCGTGTTGCTCTTTGTATGCCACCAACTCTTCGTGCACCTTTAAATTCAGGTCCACCTGTATATTTTTGATCTGGATGTTTACCACCAGCTTTAGCTATCGTATCAGCTGCACCTTGAGCTTGTCCTTTATGAAATAAGTCTATTGCAGCTTTATTTACATATTTTCTTGCAAGGTTCTTTGAGATCTCTTTTACTTGTACGTCATCTTTAATATCTTTAGTTAAAGATTTAACTTGGCCTGAATGAGCTTTTACTGCGCCTTTAAGACCTTTAATAACTTTCTTAACTGAATCAGTATCTTTCTTGTCAAGTGCTTCATTTTGTTTTCTAAGTACTGCTGCAACTTGAGGATGCTTATGAATACCTTTGGAAAGTTTATTCATAGTTTTAACAGCACCAGTCATATTACCTTTTGCATACCTAGGATCAGATGCAATACCAATTGCTTGTTTTATGTGTTTTGGATCGTGTTCTTCTTTTACAGCTTTCTTTGCTTTTTGAAATACTGCAGTGTCGCCAGTTACTAGATCAATTAAATCAGCAAAAGCGCTGAATATAATCTTACGATTTTGAGGTTTAACTTCCTTACCATCACTAATTGATTTCATAGCTGTTAGAAGTTTCATAACATCAGATTTGCCGACTAGACCAAGAGTAGCTAATTGCTTTACTTTACGCATTTTTGGATCCATGGATTCCATATAACTATTACGTAATGCTCCCATTGATGCTGCTTTTTTACGAGTACCAATTGCTTTTGAATCTCCACGGTCTAACATACCATGCATTCCAGTTCCGAGATCATCTTTACCGTGATATCCTTGAGCATAACCTGGCTTAAGCTTTTTAACTTTACCACCTTTAGCTTTAAATGCAGCGATCGCTTTATCATGAGCAGCTTTATCAGCAGCAGACATAGCTTCTTGTCTAACAGTTTCTTCTTTTTCTGGACCACGCTTTGCAGAAAGATACGCTGCTATAGCCATATCTCTACGCTCTTCGTCATTTTTACCTTTAAATTGTGGAGCTTTAGACTTTTGAAAATCTTTGACCCACGATCCTATTCCATCTGATACTTTCAATGGCATTTTCTACTCCTATAATTTTTCTATTTTAAATGATGGTCCTGTTGAATATATACGTACACCTTTTTTATCTACATTAGGCATAATATATTCTTTAGCCCATTGATCAGGATTTGGCCATTGGCCAGAAACAATGATTTCGCCTTTTTTATATTTACCTGCTTTACGATCTTCTTCAAGATTATCTTCGACTTCCGGCAGTGTATATAATCGAGATCTTAAATCTCCTATAATTTCTTTCATTGTTTTCATTTCTTTTTACTTCCTCTTACCTTTGCAGCTAAATCTTTATCAGCTTTACCCCAAGTTCCACTTGATTTTGTTACAAATGAATTTACTCTTGCAAAACCCCATTGTTGTGGAGTAGTCCCTGGTCGGTGTCCTGTCTTCCAAGCTGCTAAGCCACGGTTATAAACTGATCTAAGAACGCTTAATGGCATTCCAGACTTTTCAGCTTTCTTCTTTAAGCCAGCTGTTGCATCTTCGTCGATGTAATCTTTGAATTTCATTAATCGTCTCCAAACATTTGTTTAAATTTCTTAGTGTGCTTACTTAATTTTGTTTTGGCGCCTTTATCTCCTGGTGCTGGTTTATAAGCATTAGGATCATCGTCTCTCATTTTACCTTGTTTCTTAAACTGAGCATCTCTTTTAATTTTTGTAGATTTTTTTAAGCCTGTATGGTAACCTGCAGGTTGAGCTCCTTTTCGATCTTTAATATCTGGATCTTGACGTGCTTCATATCCTGGTGTCATTTTCTTTGCGTACTTAGTTGCTTCAGGTGTTCCAAAATCATATTTATAATATTCGCCAATTGCTTCAACAGCATCAATCCATTTTCTCATTACTTGACCATTTGACTCAACGATCAAATAATTTGATCCACGTCTTATAACTGTTGCCACTACATCTGTTTCTTTAATTACTACTTGATCTCCAGCTTGATATTTTCCGGCTATGTAATTTTCACGGGCTGCACTAGTTTCTAACTGAATATGGTTTTTAAATTCTTTTTGTTCTTTTAGACCCATACCTTTTCGAACATCGTTGTATATGTTTTTAGCGTCAGGATTTGAAATAGACTTTGGTAAACCTTGAACAAATTGAGGAAAGTCTCCATCACTTGCTGCTTTACGCATCTTTGATGCTGACATACCTGATACATCATCAGCGTCAGGATCTCTATCACCTGCTGATATTACATTAATGCCTTGAAAATTATAAAATCCGTGTCTGCCTTTTTTACCATTGTACTTATTTAAAAGTGTTTCAAATTCTGTAGTTCTATCAGAACCCACGACCATTATAACTTTTTTAAATCCTTCATCATAAAGTTTTGTAGAAATATCAAACACACTTTTTACTTTTGTATCTAGCATAATAGAACGTGCGTGTTTAGGAAACATCTTTCTCGAATACTTAATTTTTTTCTTATAGTCTAATGGATTCTTTTTTCCATCTTTTGTTTGAGACAAATAAATTCGATATGGATTTGATTTTGCTGCAGACGATAGCTTATTCAAAAGTTTTTCATGACCAACAGTTGGTGGATTCATTCTACCAAAGGTAAAATAAACAACCTTTTCTTCTTCACTTAAATAATTTTTAAAACTTGTAATCATCTTTTTCGCGAGATCTCCAGCTTAC